AATATTAGTGCGGATGGCCGCTTTTGTCGGAATTTGAATTTTGAATTTTTTTAGATGACAACAATTACCAAATTGCCATTGGTGGACACATATATATTGTCCCCCATTCCACCGATTACATAGTAAGTTTGAGTGTCCACCAATATGCCTAGGGCTGGCAGATTCAATATAAATGCTAAAAATTATTTCCTAACATATCCCAACTGCTCTCTTACTAAAGAAGAGGCACTTTCCCAATTACAGAACTTGGAAACCCCAGTTAATAAATTATTTATTAGGGTTTGTCGAGAATTGCACGAGAATGGGGAACCTCATCTACACGTGCTCATCCAATTCGAGGGAAAATACCAATGCACAAACAACAGATTCTTCGACCTTATTTCCCCAACCCGGTCAGCAAATTTCCATCCGAACATTCAGAGAGCTAAAAGCTCTTCAGATGTCAAAGCCTATGTGGAGAAAGACGGAGACTTCATTGACTTTGGAGTTTTCCAAATCGATGGCAGATCAGCTAGAGGAGGTTGCCAATCTGCCAACGACGCATATGCCGAGGCAATCAATTCAGGGTCCAAGTCTTCGGCCCTCAATATTTTAAGGGAGAAAGCTCCCAAAGATTATGTTTTACAATTTCATAATTTAAATGCTAATTTAGATAGGATTTTTACACCTCCCTTGGAGGTTTATGTTTCTCCTTTTTGTTCTTCTTCTTTTGATCAAGTTCCCGAGGAACTTGAGGAGTGGGCTGCCGAGAATGTTCTCGGTGCCGCTGCGCGGCCTTTAAGACCCATAAGTATTGTCATAGAGGGTGAGAGTAGGACGGGGAAGACGATATGGGCCAGGTCATTGGGTCCACACAACTATTTGTGTGGACATCTCGACCTTAGCCCAAAGGTCTACAGTAATGACGCCTGGTACAACGTCATTGATGACGTCGATCCCCACTACCTAAAGCACTTTAAGGAATTCATGGGGGCCCAAAGGGACTGGCAATCAAATACTAAATACGGGAAGCCAGTTCAAATTAAAGGTGGAATTCCCGCTATCTTCCTCTGCAATCCAGGACCCAATTCCAGCTATAAAGAGTTCTTAGACGAAGAGAAAAATAGCGCACTCAAAAATTGGGCTTTGAAGAATGCGACCTTCGTCACCCTCACAGGCCCACTCTACTCAGGTTCCAATCAAAGTACAGCATAGGCTAGCGAAGAAGGGGACCAGGCGTCGTCGCGTTGACCTAGACTGCGGCTGTTCATATTTCATCGCATTACGCTGCCACGGCTATGGATTCACGCACAGGGGAACCCATCACTGCAGCTCAGGCAGAGAATGGCGTGTTTATCTGGGAGATAACAAATCCCCTGTATTTCAAGATAACCGAGCACCACAACAGGCCATTCCTGAGGAGCCGAGACCTCATCACCGTGCAGATACAGTTCAATCACAACCTGAGGAAAGCGTTGGGGATACACAAATGTTTTCTAACCTTCCGAATCTGGACGACCTTACAGCCTCAGACTGGTCATTTCTTAAGGGTATTTAAGACCCAAGTGTTGCAGTTTTTAAATAATTTTGCTGTAATTAGTATAAACAATGTAATTAGAGCTGTCGACCATGTATTATGGAATGTATTACATAACATTGTATATGTACAACAATCATATTCAATAAAATTCAATCTTTATTAATTCGATACTGAATCATAGAAATAGATCCGTATCTGTAACGTAGCATACACAGGATTAGAGGCGTGAGTACACGCCATGTACAACATCAATGCATTCTCAGTATGATTCTCATATTTTCCAGCTTCTTGCTGGTTATACACAACATAATTGTTAACCCTAACGAACTTCTTAACTAATGCCTGTTCCTTCGAAGCGTACTGTCCACCAGTAACCGTTGCGTGCCATTTTCTCAAAACCTGATAACGATCTCTATGCATATTCTTCACAGTGGCAGTGCTAGGCTCGTTGTCAAACATGTTGAACACCTCTCCAAAATCTTGTGGTTTATCAACAGGACGACGGTCACGGACAAGGAAGAACATCACACTATTCGTGTGGTTCTTAGTCTTGATATTCTCATCCATCCATATCTTACCTAATACATACACAGACTTAACACAGAAACGCTTACCTACTCTATGGGTTAACCCAGTACCACGGGTAACATCACTAATACACATCACCTTCCCTATATGAACTACATCGTGTCTAGACTCAAAAGACTGGACCTTACATGGGCCTTCACACCCCCTAGGAACATCTGGGCTTCTGTACATCCTGTACATCCTGGGCTTCCTGTTCATGGGCCTGTTCGCCCATGCTCTGGCCTTTGTGACGCGGACAATGGGGGCAGCAGCACGGCTGGCATAAGGGCTGTCGAAGTTGAGACGGCGGCGTACCTTCGAGGCGGGCGTGGAAATGATTATATCTGCTGGTCGCTTGGACATAATTCTTAGCCCTAATAACGGAGATCAAATCCCGAATTAAATCGTACCCCAGAGTGTCTGGAGAATATGTATTTTCTAGTAGCTGCAGATGTTTAACTGCTAACATACACCTAAAACCGTGAACGGTTTCAGGAAACTCGTTTACTAATGGATCCCACATTGGTAAGAGTGCACTACTTGGAGCCCAAGTTTATAGGGGGGACCATGAAATAATTAAGCTATGAGGGACAATTTTCATTGGTCCACATGTCTTTGTCAGCACGTGCAAGGTGGGGCCCACGGTAAAAAAATCGCGGCCATCCGGT